GATTTTACTACATCCGTAGTAGGCGGAACAGGTGGCGTTGCACCAGCATCAGCCGTTGGAACCGTTATAATAGTTGTTAAATTTGTTGTGGTAATATCCACCATTGCGCTTTTAAAAGTATTAGCCAAGGAAAAAAGCCTCCGACTGTGATTCTTCTTTTAAATCTTGTTGGTAGTTAGTGTTAAGTAAAAGAATAATTTGATCTAGTAATGAAACCATTTGGTCAAACTGATTAGCATCGTATTCTTCTGTTGCATTTGGTAATCTTGTAATTGTTATTTTAGCCATACATTCCTCCGTAAGGCGGATAAAAACTACCAATACCAAAGTTATCAAAATCACCATAGTTAGATGATTGATTCATGTTATTTCCCTGTCCAAAATTACCACCTAAACTTGCTATACCTTGTTCTATATTTTTTAATGTTTCAAGAACACTACCATTTTCATTAAGGCCTGTGAGCTGTTGTCCAACTCTGTTGAAAGGGTTAGAAGGCACAGGTATTTCCATAGGATTGTTTCCAAAAACATCTTGTCCTACTCCTTGATTTGGAAATGTACTCGTAATGTCTCTAGAATCTCCTGAACCAAATCCAATAGGAAAAGCATTATTATCGGGAATCATAGAATCTCCTCTTTCAATAAAAGGATTTTCTTGACTATCAAAACCTGGTTGAAAAGGCACCTGTGGTGACGCAGAACCCATTTCAGGGCTACCTGCTACTTTTAAAAGATTTGTAGATAAAAGATTTTCATTTGCTTTTGGTGTTTCTCCAATACTTTCTAAGTATCTTCTAAAATTACTTGCACTGCCTGTATCACCAAATTGTATTGTTTCTCCTTGAGGAGTTGTAACATAACTTACTGCTTGTCCACCCATTCGCATATAATCATCTGGATTTTGTTTGTAAAAATCTGCAAAGCCTTCTTTATATCTATCTGGTATTTGACCTGGTGCAGTTATGTTTGATCCTAGCATGTTTAAAGTTGCTTGTGGATCTAATTTTAATGTTCCAGGTGGTGAAACATTGAAGTTTGCATTTGATACACCAAGTAAATCATTTAATGTTTTTTGTTTTGGTAATTTATTACCCGCAGCTAAAAAATCTTCAAGGTTAGAAAAACCCGCAGCTATTCCTCCAGGATCATTGTCAGCGACATATCTTCCCATATCGCCCTCTTGACGAAAACTAAGACCACCTAATTGACCACTACCACCAGCTAAAGGATTTTCATATAAAGGTTTATCAATCATCGTCTACCATCTGGTCTAAGTTGTAATTTGGTCGATCCAAGTCTCCAAGCTGTGTCATTAACTGTGTTAGTTTCATATTTAATTTTAACTGCTCTACCTCTACCCCTTACATCAATTTTCTCTGTGGTGCTAGTAATAGTGCCTGTCGTACTTACGTTAGCCGCGGATTGTGGATACTGTTCTAATGTCAATGTTGCTGTCATGTTATTAGTAAGATTATCAAAGTCTGGAACTAATCTACTGACTGACATCAACTCATCCCCATCAGCAATTTCAACAGATCCAGTTGTTAAGAAAGCAGAAATAGCTGTGCCATCTGCTTGGTTATTACCTGACTCATGCTCATAAATATAAGAAGCTCCTGCAGTCAAACCTAATATAGTAGATACGTTTGCTGTTACACTTGCATCATATTCTGTAGCAATTGGTTGTTCATACACATAAGCTCCAAGCCATGTTGTTCTACCTAAATTTAATGTGTACCAAGTATTTTCTAAATAGTTATAAGCAACTGCTCTATCTATTTGTGTAGCATTTGCTGAAGGATAATACCAAATAATTTCGTTAAAAGCTGTGTTTATACCACAAGCTATATCTGCTTTGTTTGTGTAACTTAAATCATCAAAAACATAATCTTGTACAGAACAGGGCATTTTTTTAACAACACCATCATACATGTAAAAAGAATTATCAGACATCCAATAAGAACGACCATTTATTTCTACTGCTGCATGTTGTGCTATTAATCCACAGTTAGCACCAAGTTGTCTTAAACCAAAAGTAAAAGGTGTACCAACAAACTGAACACCGTGAAGTGATGTATCTGTCCAAACTAATATTTGACCTGAAGATTTAACAGCACCTACTATTCTAGAACCATCCGATATACGTAGTGAACCAGCTTCATTTGTTGAAACGGGTGTATAATCAGTTGCGTCTTCTCTGTCAGAAAATCTAAACAGTAAATCGTCTTGAGTAGCATTATTACCTATGGTTGTTTCTGTACCAAAAATCATTAAATGTCTTGTGTCGGTAGATACTAAACTAAAACGTGAAGCAGTAGGAGCATTAGATAAGGCTGTGGCTCTTGCAGTTATTGATCCAGAAATATCTTTTATAAATGTGCCTCCATCTAAAACAGTAGCAATTAAATCTTCACCAAAATTATCTAAAGACCAATTACGTCCTGCAACAACAACGTTTGAAGATGATCTTGGTGTATTCCAAGTACTTAAATTCCATGTTAATGTATTCCAACCATATCCGTAAGTAGATGTAGAAGGTCCTGTGTTAATTTGATACACAGCATTACCTGTTCCACCACCACCTGACGTTGATCCAGATGCGGTGCTTGTATGAGTTACTGTATAAGTGCTAGCAGAAGGCACTGTAATAATTTCAAATTCTTGATTCATATCCAATCCGTCTATTGAACTAAAAGAATCAAAAGTAACAAAATCACCTACTAAAGCACCATGACTAGCGTCTGTTACTGTGACGGTTGTTGTGCCATTTGTTGTAAAAGGATTTGATAATCCTGATGCTGTTTCTCTAATAGGAGTAATATCGTAAACTTTACCTTCAGAATATAAATATAGTTTTCTATCAGTACCTAAAGCAAGGTATCTGGTTCCATCCAAACCAATCCAGCTATGTGTATCACGGACAACGCCAACGATAGCTTTATTAGGATTTGGTAAATACGACCAGCCTTTCCATCTTTCAGGTTTTCCGTAGTGAAATCGAACAAAATTAGAGTCAACGTATTTACGTTGATCCCCTGCAGAATAAGCAGTATCTTGTTTATCAATGCCTGGTTGAAACTTTAAATCGACTAATTTCATGTTGCAGTATACTAAATTATTTATTGTTTTGTGGCAAGAATTGAGTTCCTACATGACCCCTAAATGAGTAATTACCCATGTGTGTCATACCACTAGCAATATCAGCATATATTTTGCCGCCTATCTTCTGCCATAAACGACAAAAAGCATAGTCTTCAGACAAATATCTTTTAGTGTCTGGCTCTATCATTGTATCGAAAAAAGCATAATTCCAATCAGAGTTGTCGTGATACCCAAATGTTTTATCATGAGGATCTCCTAAATGTTGATCAGATTTAAATCTAAGATGAGGATATGCCAACGCCATTTTTTTAAACACGTTTCTTTTTATTAACATAAAACCTGTTGCACCATCCAATACTTCAATAAAACCTTTATTTACAATTACTTTTTTTGGATTTTTAATATTTAAGTTATATTGCAAGGAAGCTGCATGTAATTCATCTTCTTTTATATTTGGATTATCTTTTACTTTTTTAATAGCCCTTGTCCAATCAATTACTTTTCGTGGATAAACACCTGTTACCACGTCCTCGTCTAAATCCAACATACGAAAAACTGATTGAGGATCAAAAGATAAATCAGCATCTATAAATAAAAGATGAGTATATTTTTCCTCGTCCATAAATAATTGCACCAATGTGTTACGAGCTCTTGTCACTAAAGACTCATTACCAATAGTTCCAAATTGTAATTCTACTTTTTTTTGCGAGGCTAGAGCCGTAAGTTGTAAACAGCTTTTAAAGTAATCGGCTGTAAGCATGTTGCCATAGCAAGGCGTGCCAATAAAAACTTTATTCATTTTCTTTATAAAAAATATTTAATGTATACCTGTTAGAACTGTCACCAAAGGATTGTAGATCTGAATGTGGTATTTTCATGCCATTAAAAAATAACGCTCTGTTTTCTACAAAACCTATATGTGAAGACAATTTATTATCATGCATAAACCCTGTGCCATTATTAAGAAGAGGTTCACCTTTTACAAATAAAAGAAAGTTGGCAACATTACCTTTATCATCATCAGTATGAAACAAAGGTTCTTTGTTATTTTCTCGTAAATGTGCACTTACGGATATTGGTTCAAGATTTCTATGCGGAAAAAAATATTGTTTAATTAATTTAAGCAATGGATCATCATGAAAACTTTTAGGAAAGGTATGTCTATGGCCATAAAGTTTACCTTCTGGGTTTTTTACTCCATTATAATTTATTTTTTGAAATGTTTCTTGAAGAGACTTTAACGTAGCCTCATCTAAAAAATTATCAACGTACATGACAAATTTTGTTTGTTTATTGTGTTGCATAATCTACTCTCAAATATTCTATTTTCTTTAACCAACCTTTAGGTATAGCAATAGCACCGCCCCCTGTGATGTCTTCTTTATCTTTGCTATACGAACGCATAATAATTATTTTTTCTTCACCATTATGTATCATCCATCCTACTTCTTGGCACACGGCTAACGGAGCATCCATAACTTCTTTTATATCAAGCCACCCTGTCTCTGTATCACGAGCATCGAGCCACGTCACACGGACCATGGGTACTTTATTAATGTCAATCATTAATAGATTCTTTTTTCTTTAAATCTAAATTAAAAGAAACAGATCTTCTCTCTTCATTTGGTGTTCTAAATGGATAGACACCATGAGATAACCAAGAAGGAAATAAATATATTGCACCTACTTCAGGAGTTGCTTGATGTTTATGACCACTAAATGTAGCCGCTTGCCCTGCATGCCAAATAATATCACCTACACATGGATAATGATCTTCTTTTGCATATTCATCTTTTAAACTTGGAGGTACTCTTAAATAGATTACGCCAGATAATTGACCTTGATGTATATGAAAAGGATTAAAGTCTCCCGCCCACTGGCTCACGACCCACATAGATTCAATAATCATTTTACCAACATACTCAGGTGAAATAGTATCACTAGCAGGTGGTATAGAAATGTATTGTTTAACTATTTGACCTAATGCACCTATTAAAGGTTCAAAAGTTTTACTTCCTAAATCTTCTTGAGGGTAACGAACTTCTTTTTGAACATTACCAGCTAAGTTCATTGAATGATCATATTTTTTAGATAATTTTTCATTATCTAATAGTTCTGTCGCTCTATCATCTAAAACTGTAATTAAGCTATCAGGTAATTTTCCTTGTAATATTGTCGGACCAAATGGTCTAATGGCATGAAATTCTACTTCAGTTGACATGGTTTCCTTTCTACTTGCAAATATCTATTGTCATATAGCAATAATTTGCCTATAAATATATAATTAAATAGGCTTATTTATCCAAGGGCAGCCTCCTTGCATACGACAATCACATAAATTGCAGTTTATTAGGAGATTATGCTTAAAGGTTTACGAGGAATATTAGAAAAAGGTCTGCAGATAGCAGCACCTATTATTGGCGGTTCAATGTTTGGAGCGCCTGGAGCAATGTTTGGCTCAGGTATCGCATCATTAATATCAGGTGACAAACCTAAAGACGCTTTAATCAAAGCAGGTCTTTCTGGCATAGCAGGATACAGAGGTGCAGACCAGACAAGCATGATAGATAGAGCAAGACAATCAGGTCCCTACGAAGAAGTTATTAACAGAATGAATACTTATATTGATCCTAAAAATAGATCACCAAATAAAGGTAACTTTATTATTGATACCCTTAAAGATACTTTTAAACAGAGAGGAACAGAAACAGATCCAAAACCTTCTTTTGGTATGCAAGCGATATCAGCAGGCCTACCAGCATATTTATCTTATTTAGCAGCAAAAGAAGATGCTAAAAAACCAGGACCCGAAGATCCAAGTAAATACATGAGCGCAGTAGATACGATGTATGGTGGACAATTTGAAAGACCACCAGAGGAAAGACGAATACAAAATTTAATGCCTACGTATAAAGCGGCAGGCGGTATGATGGGACAACAACCAGTTAATGGATTAAAAGCAATGGACCCTGTTCAATACTCAGCAATGACAGGTCAAGGTATTATGGGTATGGCAAAAGGTGGAGATGTATTTCCAAGAAAAACAGGTCAGATAGAAGGACCTGGTACAAAGACAAGTGATTCAATACCTGCAATGTTAAGTGACGGCGAGTTTGTA